GGTGAGTTAACTACAGGTATTATTCGTTATGAAACCCTTGAAAACAAAGCATGGAAGCGTTTAAAAATAAGAACCGAAAGCGCTCTCAATGGTGATATTGATATTTTCCGTGTCCAAAATGGGGTTGCACAGTCTTTTAGAACAGTAGAACAAGGAAGCAGTACAGATTATGACTACGACTTATCATCGGTTTTTAGCGATGTTAGCGTTGAAGCGCAATTTAAATTCCGACTTAACCGTAACGACACCACTGCAACAACGGGTGCGGTTATGTCTGGTTACTCTGTTAAGGCTTTGCCTACTCCTACTCGTGCTCGTCTTATTCAGTTTCCTCTCTTTTGTTTTGATTCTGAGCGTGACCGTCTTAAGAACATTATGGGCTTTCAAGGATATGCCCTTGGTCGCCTTCAAGCACTTGAGCAAATGGAAGCACAGGGCGAAACTGTAATCATCCAAGATTTCACGGCTAATGGTGAACCTATTGAGGCTGTGATAGAACAAGTAACCTTCACTCGTACCACACCACCAAATGGAAACTTCACTGGATGGGGTGGCATCATTCAAATCACGGCAAGAACTGTCGTATAATATAAGGAGCCGTAATGACCCCTGCTGATTGGGCTGCACTTGCAGTATCTATAACAACTTTAGTTGGCGCACTAGCCATGGGAGTAAAGCATTTGACAAAGCACTACTTGTCAGAACTTAAACCCAATGGTGGGTCAAGCCTAAAAGATACCGTCAATGCGCTAGAGCAGAAGGTAGAATTACTGACCGAGTTAGTTAAAGAGGCTTTAAGAAGGTAGGCATGAGTACACCAAAAGTTGCCAAGGTTGCAAGCCCTGCTGCCATAGCGGTCCTGCGCCAAGCAACCGCCCTATCACCCCTGCGCAAGAAAGCATCTGATGGGCTATTGCCTTCGGCAACACACTTAAAGGCAAGTCCTAATTCAGACCATAATACAGGTCTTGCAGTAGACTTAACCCATGACCCAAAGCATGGCATTGACTGTGCGGAGATATTTCAAAAACTCAAAGATGATGACAGAGTTAGTTATCTCATATTCTGTGGAAAAATTTGGTCAAGGGATAAAGCAAAGCAAGGTGACAGAAAGTATACGGGTAGTAATCCGCATAACAAACATCTGCACATCTCCATCAGACCAGAGTTTGCAAAAGATACCAGCCCTTGGTTCTGGTGGAAAAATCAACCAAGCCTAACCAAACAAATAATTGCCGAAACAATAAGCAATAACCCAAAAAAAAAGTAGGCAATTTAAACGAAAGGCAAAACATGAAAGACCTAATCGCTAAACTAAAAAGCAAAAAGACTAAGGCTGCAGTTAAGTCTTATCTTCGTGCTGTTCTAGCATCAGCCGTAACCATGGGATTAGCACTGGCTGCTGACCTTGCACCTGAATATGCAATCCTAATTGGCTCCATAGCAGCACCACTTGCTAAGTGGGCTGACAAGACCGAGAAAGAATACGGTTTAGGTTCCGAATAATTTAATACTGTTTAAACAAAAGACCCCCGCAGTCAAGAGAAATCTTGATTAGCGGGGGCTTTTTTTGTTTCCCTAGAGTAGGTAATCAGTCATACTGCACTCCCCAGTGCAATCTAACTAATTAATACTAACACACATCCACTGGCGTAGGGGCTGTAAGTTTTGCGCCACATAATCCACACTCTGCTTCTGTAAACCAAAGAGCAATTTCACCTGCTTCAAAGATGCAAATAGTTTTAATTAACTTAGAACCACAAGGACAAACATGGGTTGGTATGCCGCTATAATCTTGCTTTGCAGAGGGTTGCTTTCGCTGACGCTTCAGCAACCACATACACTATTCCCGTTCTGCACGAACAGGAGTATAGTCAGATAAAATTTAAAATTACATATTTGTAATTATATCGGCGTGTCGCTGAATAGAGGAGTGAGGTGCATGTAAACTCACCTATTGCTATGACACTTGAAGAAAAAACTGGAAAGCCCTACATCAGCCACAGCGCCATGAGTACATGGCTTAATTGTGGTTGGTCGTACTATCTTTCCCGAATACAGAAAGTGCCTGAGAACCCATCCTACTGGCTTGTAGGGGGTAAATCTGTGCACGAGTGTACCGAATGGTATGACCGTATGGAGCCACAAATGCAGGCAATCGCAGATGTTGATTGTCATGCAGTGTTTGTAGATTATTGGAGAAAGAACTACGACATGGCTAACAACGGTATGCCTTTCCGTGCAGGAGGCAAAGCCACTAGACAATATCCAAACAAAGAGGATGAATCTTGGTGGCTAGACAATGGACCTAAAATGTTCCATAACTGGATTGAATGGCGTAAGCAAGAAAATCCATACACTCCATATCAACTTTCAGGTGGTGACTTTGCTATTGAAACAGAACTAAATGTTGAAATTAGTGGAGTACCAATGAAAGGATTTCTTGACAGATTAATGGTATCTCCTGACGGCGAACTTACCGTCATAGATATTAAAACATCTACAAGGGCACCAATCACCTATACACAACTAGGTACCTACGCCGTCATGTGCGAAAAAGTTATGGGTGTGCGACCAACCAAAGGCGCATACTTTATGGCACGCACAGGGGAATTAACCACCCCCGTAGACCTAGACCATTACACTGAAAATAGACTTGGCTCCCACTTGCGTGGGTTCAAAGTTGCGATTGACAACAACATATTCATACCACAACCTGGTTTTATGTGTGGTACATGTTCCGTTAATCATGCCTGCTATGCAGTAAAAGGTATAGAATCACACAAATACCCCGAACTAGGAGAAACAAATGAGTGAAAATACACCAATACAAATCAACTTCAAAACCAAAAAGGATGGCATGTTGATTAACCTTCGTGCCCAAGATGGTGCTGAACTTGATTTACTAATGAGCCAAATCAGTGAGCGCCTTGCAGCGTTAGTTGATTTAGAAAAAACAACCGAAGGAATGGCAGTAGTTAAAAATGCTTTTCCTAATGCACAAGTAGTTGGCTCAACACCAACTGCAACTCCATCAGCAGGTGCACCTGATTGTGCATGTGGTGGTGGCACTATGCGTTTTGTTCCAGCAGGTATTGCTAAATCTACTGGTCGCCCATACAAGGCATTTTATGCTTGCCCTAAACCACAAGGTCAGGCTTGCCAAAATAAGGTTCCTGCATAAACAATGCGCTTACTTTCTCGTGCAATCAGGACTGCTTCACAAGGTGGTGCCACGCTGCCAACAGTATGGCGCTCTTTACTGGACCAGCAGATAGCATTTCGGCGAGGCGAAGTAAGCATGGTCGCAGGACCACCAGGGGCTGGTAAATCTACATTTGCTTTATCTCTTGCAGTTCATGCAAAGGTTCCAACTCTTTACATTTCTGCAGATACTCACTCTCACACTATGAGTTTGCGTTTGCTTGCAATGTTAACCAACAGAACACAAGCAGAGGTTGAACCTATGATGGAATCAGATAGAGAGTGGGCAGCACAAATGTTGAAACCAGCAGACCACATAATGTGGGAATTTGATTCAGCACCTGCACTTAAGGATATTGAGGATGCAATACTTGCAGCCCGTGAACGCCTAGGTAAAGATGTTGAATTGATTGTGCTTGATAATGCAGTTGATGTAACGCTTGACGGACAAGACGAATGGGGTGGTCTACGCACCCTCATGCGTGAACTTAAATGGTGGGCACGAGATACTGGTGCTGCTGTAGTTGTATGCCATCACACTAGTGAAGGTGTTACTGGTAATCCTTGCCCACCTCGTTCAGCACTGCATGGAAAAATTGCACAAACTCCTTCGTTAATACTTACAGTGCACGGACAGATTGCAACCATGGGCGTGTGTGCTGTTAAAAATAGATACGGTCCAGCCGATGCTAACGGTGCTTCACCTGTTTGGCTTATCTACGACCCAGCCAGTATGCAGATAAAGGATGCAATAACACAATGACTTGGGAACTTAGATTAGTAGAAAACATGGGTGAGTTACTCGGTTCAGACAAGAGTGAAAGCGTAGTTGTTCCTACCGAAACACTTATTGAAGATATGAAAAATCAGTTGAAATTTTTACCTAAGAACTTTACTTGGATAGTGGGGTGGAGGACCTATGTTTGGCAAGAAACGGAAACAAAAGAATTTAAAGAACTTACACAGCGAGAGCATAAAAAACTTTACAGCGGAGAGCATCTCAATCAACCCGAAGATGGTGGAGAAAGCGATAATGCAGTCGGACCTACCACAGCCAGTGAAGGAAAATCTACTGAGTGAACTTCCAAACTTTGTGGAACATATTGATGAAGCAACAAACAAAATCTTCAATCCCTCCGCAATTTGGCTTGAGTCAATCCAGTTTGCTGACTATGTGGGTCAACTTGCTGTACATCTCAGAGAAGAACACGGGGCAGATTGCCGAGAAGAAATCGCAGAACGACTTGCAGTAATGAGCGAGTCATTTAAAGAACTCGCAGAACACGCAATGATAGTTTTGGACCAATCACAGAAAGTGTTTAAACAACATGGCACACAGCACTAAGGAAACGCTTTCTATTATATGGTGTGATAACGGCACTACTGATGGCAAGTTTACAGAAGGTTTAGTTTATACAATCATTCATGCTCACACCGTTGGAGTACCCGTTAACAATGCTATTCGTGTACAGGGTAATCAGATAGCAAGACAGCGCCAAGCAGCCATTGAAATGTGGGAAAAGGTTGGCACTGACTGGGCATTATGGATTGATTCTGATATTGAATTAACACAACAGATATTAAAAACATTGTGGGATGCAGCAGATAAGGTTGCTCGCCCCATAATGTGTGGTGTTTATTTTATATCTAAACAGATGGAAGGTTCATTGATGCAGCCAATGCCTTGCATATTTAATGAAACAGATAATGATTATGAGATTACCTATGTTCATCCTCTGCCTAAGAATCAAATCCTCAAGGTTGATAATGCAGGCATGGGATTAATTCTTATGCACAAGAGTGTGCTAACAGCGCTTAATGAAAAATATCCAGGGGACTTTTGGTTTGGCGAGAACAACGAACGAGGTGAAAGATTTATTGGTGAAGACATTGCCTTCTTCCGCAAGGTTAGAAAGGCAGGTATATCAATACATGCACACACTGGAGTTATAGCAAAACACATGAAGCGATTTGCTTTTGATGGTCCTTTCTATAACCTGTATTGGGCAGCAGTAGAAGCAACAGAAAGGAAAGAGCGTGAGTCTACAAAAGAGTAATAAACGCAGAGGTGCAAACTTTGAGATAGACTTAGTTGATTGGTTTATGACCCAAGGTTTAAACGCTCAACGCCTACCTCGTGCTGGGCGTAATGATGTTGGTGATGCTTTTGTTCCTGGGGTAAATGGAAGTTATGTTGTAGAAGCCAAAGCACCACGGCGTGATGGTCGCATTGACCTATCAGGTTGGTTGCGAGAAGCAGAGATTGAAGCAGAAAATTACAAAGAACAAAAGAAACTTGCAGTTGCACCAACACCATTGGTGATTATTAAAGCAAGCAACAAAGGAATAGGAGATGCTTATGTTGTTCAAAGGCTCAGCGATGTCCTCCCAAACCTCTAAGCACAGTATCGTAAAGATACTAGAACATTATGGTTTTACTATTCCAAGTAATCGTGGAGGCTGGCAATCAGTTCGTTGCTTGTTCCACAATGACCATGTTAAATCGGCTCGTGTAAACATTGATGGCGGTGGCTTTAGATGTTTTGCTTGCGATATGGCTGGAGATGTTTATTCAATTATCATGAAACGAGAAGGAGTTAATTATGGCGAGGCTCTCAAAATCGCAGAGGGAATTACTGGCGAAAGCAACGGAGAACTACGAAAAAAATCTAGGAGAAGTACTACCGTACCTAGAGAGTCGAGGTATAACCGAGGCAACGGCTCGTATGTTCCGCCTAGGCTTCGTGAAGAATCCTGAAACAGGACATGAGTTGTATCTAAACAAGTTATCTATTCCATACATCACGCCATCGGGTGTAATTGATATTCGTTTTCGTAGTTTAAACAATGAGAGTGGACCGAAGTATCTTTCAAGACCAGGAGCATCAACTCATATCTATAACATAACTGCATTGTCTAAGGACAATGGCATGTTAGTTATATGTGAAGGTGAGATTGATACCATCATTGCTACACAAGTTGGATTAATTGCAGTTGGCTTGCCTGGTGCTAACAACTGGAAACCATTTTACTCTCGTGTGCTTGATGGCTGGGATAAAATTATGTTGTTTTGTGATGGTGATAATGCAGGGCGTGAGATGGCTAAGACTATAAGCAGAGAACTAGATAATGTTTTTCCTGTGTTCATGCCTGATAATCAAGATGTTAACGATGTCTTTTTGGCAGAGGGTGCAGAAGGATTACGCAGACGAGTGGGTGTTTAACCTTGGCTAAGAACTCATCATTTGATTTAGACTTTGGATACGGAAGAAAAGGAGAACAACTTGTCGAAGAACTGCTCACCCAAGGTAGAACTGTGGAAGTTAAGCGAGATAGAAAATGGTATAAAACTAACAACTTATACATTGAAACTTCCTGCTATTTTAAAAAGACCGAATCATGGGAAGATTCAGGATTGGCAATTACGGAGGCTGCATACTGGGCTTTCGTTTTACAGGTATCGGTCATCATGGTACCTACACCTACGCTTCGGTATGCAGTGCAAAACTTTGGTAGAGAAATAACTTGCGAGATACCATGGGCATTGGAACACTGGCACAAGATTGAACAGTGGCAAGCAGAAGAAAGTTTAAAGTTTAAACTGCGTAAAACTTTTTACAATGAGGGACAAAAGTATGTAGCAAAAGAGAGAACAAGATACTCTCGCTCGCCTATGTCTGATACTTTTTACTATACCCATCAGGTATTGCACGAGTTATTACCTGATGTATGGGAGCGTGTTGGCTGGACTGATACGCCTGACATGACTGCTGAGTTTATTGCACACTCTAGCAAGCCTTCCGAAGGTGGCAACAGACTAGCCTTGTTATCAGATGTTGCTGCAGGTTTGGCTCGTTTAAACAAGAACGATAAAGATTTACTACGGATGCGATATGGCAATGGTGGTATGGATTTTGCAGCACTTGCCGAAACCTACGGTGCAAGTGATGAAGCCATACGCAAGCGTGTCAAGCGTGCTTTGGATAAACTACAAGACAGGCTTGGTGGTGAGCCACCTATTTGGCGTGGGCGTAGGCGTGTTCGTAGTAATGCAGAAGCACAGGCAGAGATAAAAAATCAGGAGGAAGAATGAGGGCTATTAATCCATTGTGGTGCCTGCTTGCATTTTATACGGGCTGGTATGTTTGCTATATTCAAATGAAGAATTGGAAATAATGAATAAAGAAATAAAGATTAAAAATTTATGGCTGTATTTTGGCTTGTCTTTTAAGCGCCTTGCTATTGGTTTTGAAATTGATAGATACCATGTTGATATAGATTTATTTTTTATATGGATTGGGGTTGAGTTTTGATTATTGGATTGAGTGGGTATGCACGCAGTGGTAAGGATACTGTTGCGGAATTGCTATGTTTAAACTATGGATTCAAGCGCATCTCTTTTGCATTACCTATGCGTGATGCGATATACACACTGAACCCATTGGTTGATGGCTTCAATCGTGTTGCTGATTTGGTTGAGGATTATGGTTGGGATATAGCCAAGGCTAATACCGAGGTGCGTAGATTGCTTCAAGTCTTTGGCACTGATGTTGGTAGAAATATTTTTGGTGAAACATTTTGGATTGACCAAGCGTTTAAACGAGCAGAAGAATATGAACGAGTTGTGTTCTCTGATGTGCGCTTTCCTAATGAAGCCAATGCTATTCAAGAAAGAGGCGGAGATGTATGGCGCATCAATCGCCACGGTCATAGTCCAGTTAATACTCATATATCAGAGCATGCAATGGATAATTATTTGTTTAAACATGTTGTCTACAACGATGGGACTTTAGATGATTTGTCTAATGAAATATTTATGTTAATGCACAACGCCTATAAATTATAGAAAGCGCCCGCTTCGGGACTGGAACCTAGGCGAGCGCTTCGTACCATAGCCTACTTCATATCCTTGGCTTGGGCAAATTAATCTCATGTACTACCCAACCTTTTATTTTCCTGATAGTGCTTCGTGTTCTAGCAGTAGTGCCACCCCAAGTTCCGTACCTTTCGTGAGCCAACCCCCACTCTAAGCACGCTTCTCTAATCGGGCATGCACTACATAGTTTTTGTATGATGTATTGAGGGTTATCTTTTTCCTCAACAGGGAAGAATAGTTCTGTGTTGATACCTACACATGCTGCTTGTTTAAACAGTTCATGGTCATAGCGCAACACATAAGTCGCCGTTCCATTTTCATAAACCTTTTCGTTTATTACTTTATGAAACTTTGGTCGGGTTAACATATCCTGCTCCAATCATATAATCTAATAAGGTTTTTAATATAACTTCACACTTAATTCCATCACGCAAGATTGCTGGTTTGCAATCCTCCACTGACCAAGTAAAGTGTTCGTCAATTAAATGAAAAGTTAATTCACGGATAAGTGCCTCATTAGCCATCAGTACCACCCCCTTCCAAGATTACTTCCAAGCGCCTTGCAGATATTGCCTCCGTATTTTCTTTTTATGTAGGCAAGTCCAAGTTCAACTTGTTCAAAACCATCGCTTGTTTTCTTTGCATCTACAAGTGCCCATGTTGCTGGCATAAACTGAGCAATACCGTAGGCTCCCGATTTTTTGTTTAAACTTTTGGGATTCCAGTTTGACTCTCTTGTCCATAGTGTATACAGACATGTCCATTCCTCTAGTTTATTCATTTGTGTAAGCAAATCTATTGCGTGCTTTTGATATTCATTCTCGTAGAAAACAACCACAGTGCCAGCAATATTCTCACCCTTTGGTAATGGTGCCACTGGCACATAAGATTTATCAAAAAACTTATCGTCAATCGCCACGCTTAAAGTAATAACAATAAACATGGCGATTAACTTTCTTAACTTCATGACACAGCCTCTTGCTTGGCGCTGATGTTTTTAATTAGCGTAGATAAATATTCAGGTATGTCGGTATCATTACCTTCATCATTTGATTTACCTACAATAACTACATTGCCTGTTAAGTAAGGTGTATTACCAAACAGAAAAGAGATTGCACTGGCTAGTGGATTCAAAGGTAGGTGCTTTGGTAAACCTTCATCATCCACATAAGCACACGCTACCTCTAATCCATTGTAGTCATAGAGTCTGACCGCCTCGATGTATCCATCGATTGCATCTTGGTAATCAGTTAATTGTTTAAACACTTTCTCTATGTGCGTACCATCAGGCTTGATTATTACGCCTTGCACTTCTTTAGAGTTTGTCATTTTTATACCTCCTTCCTCTCCATTTTTTCAATGAGATATTGGATGGAGAAATCACTCATGTCAGGTTCACCGCATGCGTAATCGCAAACATCCTCCCACACTTCACGAGTAATTTTTCTTTGTAGATTTTCCTCTACATGTTCCTTTGTATACCATGCGATGGCTAAGTCAGCCTCCAATGGCATGTTGTTTAGTTCCTCTAACACTCTTTTAACCTTCACTACCTACTCCTTCCAGTTGGTTTTTAATTAGGTCGTTGATGGTTGGTTCCATTGCGTGCCTGTGGTTGTATCGTGTGCAATCACCGCATACTTGGTACTTGGTGAAGGCAAGCATGAGGTCAGTATCTTTACCGCATTGCGTGCATGTACTGTTCATTGCTTTACACCTTTCAGTTCGGCAATAGTTTTTTCCAGTTGTTCAATCTTTTGGGCAGTGGTTAAGCGTGGCGTAATTCCATACTTTAACTTTGCCTCATTAAAGATTGTTTCGTATTCATCACGATGACTTGCAATAAGTTTTTGCACCGCTTCATACTTTGCAGTGGCATACTTCATTGATGACGCAGGTGATTTCATTGCTTTAACTCCTTCATCATGTTGTTAAGTTCAGCATAGGATAATTTATTGCTAAGCCATTTACAACCATCCTTGGTTGAATCATTTTCAAACCCTGCCACCTTGACCCAATCACGATAAGGCTTTGTGCCTTTATATGCGCTCATGAATAGGCGTGCTGATAGGTACAGTGCGTAGTCATTGTTAATCCACAGCGCACAGTTCCAAGTGTCGTAGTTTTTCCAACCTTCATAGGTGCTCATGTTTAAACACCTAACTCTTTGTCAACCACGGTTGATACTTGTTGACGCAAGTTGTTTACTCGTTCACGCAACCATGCGTTTTCTTTTTCTAGTTGCACATTCTTTCTAATGGCTAGAATCATCACGCCAGTAGAGCCAATCAACGCAATCGCTATTGCGATTAAGTCGGTTCCTAACATTTACTTTCTCCAATCAGTTTGTGTAGCAGTGTTGCTACAGTCCTAAGTTTACGCTTAATTAGATTAATGTCAATGATATTATTGTTTAAACAAAAAGAAAAACCCCCGCCGCAAGCGGGGGCTTTCTGTTTAAACGGTTAGAAGTTTAGGAACTCGTCATGCTTGTCCCACCACTTTGAATACTTGTCTGCCTTGTATTGGTTGTATCTGCCATACCAATCCATATCGGTTTCCAATTCCTTGGTGCTTGTGTATGTGTCATACCATTTAAACACCTCACGCTTTGCAGGCTTGAATGTTTCGTGTCTAATGATGCGACCATCTTTGACTTGAAAGTACTCACCCTCCTGCGCCTCATGAATCCAATCAATATCACAATCGGTCATGATGCAGGCATTTTCTACGGTTTCCTTGGTGGAGCCATAGAATAAAGAACCAGTGTTAGCCTGTGCAATCCATAGGGGAGATGAATTTAATCGGGCTAGATGTAGATGGCGTGGGTCATTTGCTGTAATCCAAGCCAGTGCAGCAGTGCCATACACCTCGGTTAATGCTTGCCAAGGTTTATCTTTTGAGAAGGCAATCAGTGCAGCAACTGCCTCGGAATCTACCTGCGCAACACGAGGCACACCTAACTGTTTAAACAACTCCCTGTCATTGCTGATGTGTCCGTTGTGTGTGAGCACAATCTTGCCTCGTGGAATTGGGTGGTTGTTGCCTTGCTCCTTTGGAGAGCCTTGGGTTGCGTATCTTGTATGCAAGATAGCAGTGGTTGCGCCAGCGCATAAGGTAGAGCCAGCGTTGGGCACAAATTTACTGGCAGAGATAGGCGCTTTACGAATTACACGCCTACCAGTTTTTGGATTAATCCAAGCAACACCTGTGGCATCAGTGCCTCGGTGTTCAATATCGTAAAGCATTTGACCAGTAAGGTCAGCATTGCTTACGGTCTTGCTGTGTTTAGGGTTTAAACACCATCCCGCTATTCCGCACATATTTTCTCCAGTCTGTAGTAGTTATGGCATGAATTGTATCACACCAAGATTTTAGTACTCGCATCCCTTGCAATCAGGTCGCAAGCAATCACCGCAAATTACTCTATCGTTTAAACAATCGCTATCTTTGGTCATAGTTTCCTCCACTGATAAGCGCCTTGCGCACTGCCCAAATTGATAGCCCGATAAATAGAATTGCTTTTCCATCTATCCAAGTGAGCCACCAAGGTAGCAAGTTTTGCATAGTCCAGTCCTTTCGTTTAAACACTTTGAGAATTTCCCAAAGTGTTAGCGCCTGCCTTGGGGATTGCACCCAAGTTAAACCCACTAGGGGCAGGCTCCACGCTTACCCCTTGAGGGTGCGTGCCCGATTCTTTAGCCAGTCAGCAGTCGAGGCGTTTAAACAACTGAAACTAACCAAGGTATCAAGCAGGGTGGCGCATGATTCGGCATCTCTTGAGCGAGGGTCTGCCCAAGGATTCAGCGCATCATTTAAATTTAGATTCACGCCTTGCTTACTGATTTCAATAAGCCCTGCTATGAACTGGCTCCAAGCGATAGCCTTAACACCGTTTAAGGTGCCTTGGTGTAAACGCACCTCAACGGTGCCATGGCGGTCTATTGATTCGAGATTAAGCGAAACATAGCGATTACCATTTGGGGAGCGTAATCCGCCATTATCAACATAACTGGCAACATCCTCCGCCTCATGCTGATTAAGCACTTTGCAGTATTGATTGCGAAGGCGAGAAGGTGCAACTAGTGCACCGATTGCATGGTGCATCGAGTAGTAATTCAGCACAAATTGAGAGAGTGCAGAATTTGTAGCATTGCCAAAGGCTGAGATTCCAATATGGACATGAAACCCAGTAGCAGTATCAACTCGTGCTCCTGCTTTTTTGAGAATTTTGGCAACTGCCACTGCTTCGTTTAAACGGCTTTCATTGAGGATTGGAGAAACTACCTCAGCACCATTTGAAACTGAGCCATCATAAACGGCTTTCCAATTTGGATTTAGATTGTGAGTACGGTCAGGCAAATCGCAAACAATTCCGCCCTCATTTAGTACTTGGTGTGCTTTGCGAACTGACACACCTTGCACCTCAAATTCCATTCCGAAGGTAGTCATTAGCGATTACCTGCCTCAGTCATGGCTTGGCGACACCTTGGGCAAATTGGAGCGCCAAAGGTGATTATTGTGGAGCGTGAGATTCTTGCGATGTAGTTATCGGTTAAGCAGATAACTTTGCGCAAACGGGTAGTTTGCTTTGCTTTTACAACATCTGCATTTGTAGCAGTCATTGCATTTAACCTTTCCAGTCATATCGGCACCAGTTTGCCGATGGGAGAAAAGTACGGGATGTTTAAACAAAATTCAACAATCCTCAAAAAACCATTGATTTATACTGCTTTTTTGCGTGTCTAAACACTTAAAGATTTAGCCATTGAGTGGGATTTAGCCAAGGGTAGTAATCGGGCGCTGATTTTATTACTCGCCAGTAATATCACAAAGTCAGTATTTTATACTGCTTTTAGCCATCGCAAATTGTTGCATGCGCTGAAACAATATTAAACAACTGCTTTTAGAGGCTACTGGTCAGTAGCATTTAGTGGATGCGTTTAAACATTTAGCGATTACTACATGGGGGCGGGCGCTATGGATAAAGCAGTCAGTGCCTCACCGCCTGCCAGCCCTGCCTTTCCCTAGTTTTGTTTTGCTAAGTCCATGCAGTTTTGTTTAAACACTTTGCAAGGTGCAGAGCGAGGTGCAAAATCTGCACCCCAGGGTTTTTAAAAACACTGAGCGTGTGTGTGTATGTATCTACTTACATAACTTTGCTAGTCCTCGCCCCCCATAAATGTGGCTCTGACCTGCACTTTTGTACACATTTGTACTGATTTACTATAGTGTGGCGTAAATCACATGGACAGAAGTGTCCGCTAAGGACCTTCTGGACACCTATAGTATAAGTGAGGAGGCAAAATTATCGGAGCCTCCGAACAATAACTGCGACCCCAAAGGGTCGCCACTAGTATTAGCCCTAACCTTCGGGCTTCGTTTGGACTTCGCCCTTCGGTTAGGTTTTTAGCCCAAGGCTCCCTGCAGTCCGCCTTGGAGAACCTATGGAAAGAAAACGCATAACCTCTGCTTCACATAAAAGTGATGCTATCAAAAAGCAAGTAATAGATTTTTTAATGCAAGGCTACTCAACTCAAAAGGCTATGGATGCCGTAGGTAGGTCTATTAAGACCTATGAGTACTACCGTAAGGTAGACCCATCTTTTGCTCTTGCTGTAGACAAGGTGCGGTCTATGACCGCAAGAGGTGAGATAGGCAATGCTAGAGGGGAAGTACCACCCTTCCCCGAATTCTCCGAGAAATACCTCGGCACTAAAGTTTTCAAGCATCAAGAACACTGGATTGACTTACTTGAGAGTAGACAGCCAACCGACTTACATCCTGCTATAACCTACGAACAAGGTGCCCAAGATTTACTTATTGTAAATACTCCACCTGAGCATGCTAAGTCAACAACAATTACGGTTAACTATGCCGTATATCGGATTTGCCAAAACCCTAACATCAGAATCATGATTGTGTCTAAGACACAGGCTATGGCGCAAAAGTTCCTGCTCTCCATTAAGAACAGACTAACACATCCTAAGTATCAGGACCTACAACTAACCTTTGGACCTCCAGGGGGCTTTGAAAAGAATTCTGATTCATGGAAGCAGGACTTAATTTATTTATCCTCAGAGGCTCGTGACTCTGGCGAAAAGGACCCCACCGTACAGGCTGTCGGTATTAGGGGTCATATTTACGGTGCTCGTGCAGATTTGATTATCATGGATGACTGTGTTGACAATACCAACGCCCATGAATATGAAAAGCAAATTGACTGGATTCAATCTGAAGTTATGTCCCGTGTTGATGACAATGGAGGCAAACTTTTAATTATAGGCACCCGCCTACGACCAAGAGATTTATACTCTGAATTGCGTGACCCTATGCGCTATCCAGATGAAACATCCCCATGGACTTACTTTGCTCAACCTGCAGTATTAGAGTTTGATGAAGACCCTGAAAAATGGGTAACCCTTTGGGCAAGAACTAACCTACCTCCAATCTCAGGTGTAGGTAAACCAGATGCTGATGGTCTATACCGTAAGTGGGATGGACAGGCTCTACATAAACGCAGAGCACGACTATCGCCAAACTTATGGGCAATGGTTTATCAGCAACAACAAGTTCATGAAGATTCAGCATTTCCATCCGAGGCTATTAAAGGAATTATTAATGGCGCTCGCAATATAGGTCGCATACCAAAAGGCAAGGCTGGTGTAAGACCAAACGGTATGGATGGACTTACTATGGTTGCAGGGCTTGACCCAGCAGGTTCAGGATATACCGCAGCCGTTTGTTTAGGTTTAGATATATCTACCCAAAAGCGTTATCTGATAGATGTATCAAATGTGGCTGGTATGAAGCCAGATGAGATAAGAGATTTAATTAAAAACTGGACAGATGATTACCAGATTTCTGAGTGGCGAGTTGAGAAAAATGCTTTCCAAACAATGTTAACTCAGGACCGTGAGGTACGAGAATACCTTTCGTCACGGGGTGCAATGCTACGAGAACATCACACAGGTCAAAACAAATGGGACACTGATTTCGGGGTTGCATCCCTGACGACATTATTCCACGGTTGGCAAGATGGTCACGCACTTATTGAGTTCCCATCAACTCATGCCTCTGAAGGTTTAAAGGCGCTTGTTGAACAATTAGTAACCTGGTACCCAGATGCACCAAAAAGCCAAAAGACAGATACAGTTATGGCGTTTTGGTTTGCTGAACTCGGATGTCGTGACAGAGTAGCAAACGCTAACTCTTTCGCCCGTAGTCATAACAGCATAAGCATGTTCCACACTCGCTACGACAAAGCAAGACAAATAACTGTCCAACTAGACGACATATACTCATAGAACAGGACTAGGTGTGCCACTTTCCCTAGAAGCAATTAAAGATAATTATGACCGTTACAAACAGGCATACGCTGAACGAGATACTCGTATGGAGCAAATCCTGCTTGTTCGCAAAGGTCGTATGCGTGATGTGTACCCTGATTTATTTCCAGATGGTCCATTTGAAAACCCTATTGTTGCAAATATGGTTGACATTGCAGCCCGTGATTTATCTGAGGTAATCGCACCACTTCCTGCTTTCAACTGTAATTCACCAACTATGGTTTCTGATAAAGAACGCAAGAAGGCTGATAAGCGTGAAGAAATCGTAAATGGAATTATTGACTTTTCTGATTTGCAAACTCAAATGTTTGACGCTGCAGACCGTTATGTTTCATACGGTTTTGTACCAGCACAGGTTGAGGTTGACTTAGAAAACAATATGCCAAGAATCCGTTTCTTAGATTCCTATGGTTGCTATCCAGTCATTGACCGCTTCGGCAAAGTCCATGGCATGTATCAACGAATTAAGAAACCTTTGGCTGATTTAATGGCAGCATACCCAGAGTATGCACATTTGTTGTATGACAAAGACTCTACCAACTCAATGTTAGAAATTGTTCGCTACCATGATAAAGACCAAGACATCTTGTTTGTTCCACAAAGAAGTAACTTGGTTATTGATAGAGCGCCAAATCCTATTGGTGAAGTTCTTATTCGTGTTATACAACGCCCATCATTAGATTCACAAGCGAGAGGACAGTTTGACGATGTACTTGCAATTCAAGTTGCCAAGGCTCGTTATGCACTCCTTTCACTTGAGGCTGCTACTAAAGCAGTTCAAGCCCCACTTGTTGCCCCACGAGATGTAAGTGAGTTAGCCCTTGGACCAGACGCTGTTATCAGAACTGAACGACCTTCAGATGTTCGCCGACTCTCTATTGACATACCACCAGGTGCTTTTGCTCAACAGCAAGTACTTGAAGGAGAACTTCGTTTAGGTTCTCGTTATCCTGAGTCACGCACAGGAAACATTGATGCCTCTATTGTCACAGGTCGTGGCGTGCAGGCTCTTATGGGTGGCTTTGATACCCAGATTAAATCAGCACACGCAATGTTTGCCCGTGCCTTTGTAGAACTTGTTGGCTTGGCACTTAAGGTAGATGAAAAAGTTTTTGACAATATGGAAAAAACTTTGCGTGGTACACGCAATGGAGTTCCATACGCAATCAAATATAAGCCATCCCGTGATATTGATGGTGATTACACCGTTGATGTTCAATACGGATTGATGGCAGGACTTGACCCAAACCGTGCATTAGTATTTGGATTACAGGCTCGTGGCGATAAGTTAATCTCTCGTGATTTCCTACGCCGTCAAATGCCATTCTCCTTTAATGCAACACAAGAAGAAGAAAAAGTTGATACTGAAGATTTGCGTGATGCAATGAAGCAGGCTATTGCCTCTTATGCTCAAGCAATTCCAGCACTTGCATCTCAAGGACAAAATCCTTCAGATATTTTGTACAAACTTTCTACAGTCATTAACCAACGCCAAAAGGGTACGCCTATTGAACAAGCAGTATCAGAGGCGTTCCAACCACAGAATCCCCCACCTGGTGCGATGATGACCCCTGAAGGCGTAAGTCCCGAACTTCTTGGGCAGGCAGGTGCGGTCCCTCCAGGTGAGGGGCAACTTCCAATGGGTTTAAGTGAAACTGGTCGTATGCAAGGTGTTGCTCCTGGACAAATTGCTCCAGGTGGTCGCCCAGATGTTCAATCGCTTTTAGCAAGTTTAACGCAAAGAGGTGAACCTAATCTTCAGGCTTCCCTCGTAAGACGACTACCAGTTGCGTAAGGGGGTGAATAAATGAAGAAGTCCCTATCAGGAGGAAAGAAGCCTAAGAACCAAGGTTCAGCAGGCATTTCTCAAGCAATCCAAGCGGAACTCGTGGTTCACGCAGTAAGTAATTAAAAAACCTGAGCATGTTTCAAAACTGCTCATAATATTAAATATCCGAACTTAGGTGGGAGGAAACATGGCTAAGGCTAAAAACGAAAATTTCCAAGTGTCCGCAACTGGTGGCGCTGGTACCAATGGACAACCTGCTCGTTATACAGCAGGCATTGATGGTGCACAAGATTTTTATGATTTACAAACAAGTGCTGCAATGTCAGGTCAAAATCCTGCAATTAAACAATCACCATCAGCAAATCGTTCGTTTCGCACCACTGGACAAGAACCGTTTGTATCTTTAACTGCACCAACAATGCGCCCTGATGAAGATGTACGCATGGGTGCAACTGAAGGACTTGATAGCATGTACGCTACAGACCAAACTGCCATGGGTGAAGACGCTGACCGTATGCGTCAAGCACTTCCATATTTAGCAGTACTTGCAGAATTACCAACTACCTCTAACTCTTATCGTAATTATGTAAGGTACTTAAAGAGCGTACTATGAGTTTTAGCGACATACTCGGAAACGCAGCGCAAAAACTGCAAGGTAACGGGTTTGCCAACGATATTGGCTTACCATCAATGA